AATCCAACCTGTCTACTCGCGAACAGCAGGAAGCCGCACAACGCCGAGCGCAAGTGCAGCGCGAGATCAAGGCATTCGCCGACGCGAATCCTGATTTCACCCTGGTCGGGAACGAGGTCGCACAGCTCCTGACGGCGAACCCGAAGATGGACCTGAAGTCGGCCTACGAGCAAGCCCTTTGGCTCAACCCCGCAACCCGCGAGAAGCAGATCCAGGCCAAAGCCGAAGCAGACCGCAAGGCTGCCGAGAAGGCCGCGGCGGACCACGCAGCAGCGGCAGCAGCTGCTACCGCCGGAAGCACCCGCACCCCCGCCCGTAGTCCGAGCGCGACCGCTCCTACCGGCACGATGGATGACACCATGCGCGCAACCTTGGCTGAAATCAAGATGCGCACCTAACCTTCCCGAAAGGAGCCCAACGTGGCCTCTCCGCACAGCACCTTCACCGAACTCGTCACCACGACGTTCCGCAAGCATCGCAAGGAGATCGCAGACAACATCTCCAACAACAACGCCCTTCTGGCCTACATGAGCCGAGGCGGGCGCAAGGAGATGCAGGACGGCGGCCTGACCCTGGTCGAGCCGCTCGAATACGCTGAGAACTCCACCTACCAGCGCTTCTCTGGCTACGACGTCCTGAACATGCAGGCGTCCGACGTCATCAGCGCGGCCGAGTACCAGTGGAGGAACATCGCCATCGCGATCACCTCCAACGGCACCGAACTGCGCACCAACTCGGGCGACAGCCAGATCCTGAACCTGGCCAAGAAGCGCTTGAAGAACGCCGTCCGCACGTTCAAGAACAACTTCTCTTCCGACCTCTACAGCGACGGCACGCTGTCGAACCAGATCAACGGCATCCAGGCACTGGTCGCGGACGCGGGCACCGGCACCGTCGGCGGCATCAACTCCACCACCTGGACCTTCTGGAAGAACACGGTCCAGTCGGCTGCCTCCCCCCTGCAGGGCGGCGGCGCGGTCACTCCCTCGGCCGCGACGATCGAGAACCAGCTGATGCTGCCCCTGTGGCTGACCATCACGCGCGGCAACGACAAGCCGAACGTGATCATCGCCGACATGAACTACTTCCGGTTCTTCGAGGAGAGCCAGGTCTCGATCAAGCGGTACACCAACACCGCGGGTGAGGCCCAGGGCGGCTTCGATCGCCTGAAGTACAAGACGGCCGACGTCATCTACGATGGCGACTCGGGCATCCCTGCCAACCACATGTACTTCCTGAACACCGACTTCCTGAAGCTGATCGTCCACCCCGACGCGGACATGTCCGAGGTGCCGGAGATGCGCTCGATCAACCAGGACGCCGTCGTGATCTGGATGCTGTGGATGGGCAACCTGGTCTGCTCCAACCGCAGCCTGCAGGGTGTTCTGAAGGCCTGATCGGAGTCGGGGGACAATAATCCCCCGATAATCCTCCCTCATTTCACGGAGATTGTCATGACTTACCACATGGTCAACCCGGTTGTTGGCTCCCAAGCCATCGCCAGCAACAGCACCACGCAGCAGCACCCGCTCGGCATGATCTGCCAGGCCAAGGACCCGACCTACGGCCAGGGCGAGTTCATCTACCTCAAGGGCCTTGACACGACCGCGGTCGGCAGCTGGGTCACCTACAATGCCGATGATGGCTCGACGACCCTGCTCGCTGCGAGCGCCATCGGCCCGGTCGCAGTCGCCATGTCGGCCTGCGTCACCGGCGAGTACGGCTGGTACCAGATCGGTGGCAAGGCGATCGGCAAGGCCCTCACCGGCTTCGTCGACAACGCCAACGTCTACGCGACTGCCACCGCCGGCTCGGTGGACGACGCCGTGGTCGCTGGTGATCGGGTGAAGAACGCCAAGGGCGCCTCTGCCGTCGACACCCCCTCGGCCGGCCTGGCCGAGTTCGAGATCGCGCGTCCGTGGATGGACGACGCCCTGGCCGCCTGATCCACAACAAGTGGGGCTTCCCCTCCCTTCGGGGAGGGGCTTTTTGCCCCCGCAACCGGAGCCCCAAATGGTACAGAAACTCGAAGACAAGCCTCCCTACATCAAGTACGAGATGCGGGAGATCGAAGATCGCGCAGCGACCATCGCCAACGGCCAGTACACCGCCAAGGACATTCTCTTCGTCGTCGTGACGCCGGCCGGCTCGAAGGACGAGTTGGACTTCGAAGCGGAAGCGTGGCTCGCTCGCCAGCGCGATGCCGTTCGGGCGGGCCGCCTGCCCCAGAAGTGGCTGGACTACTACCTCGCCGTCAAGAAAGCGCACGAGGAGGGACTGGAGGAACCGACCAACGGCACTCCCCTCTCGCGGTGGCCTGGCCTCTCTCCGGCGCAGCACAAGAACTTCCTGTCCTGCAACATCCGCACCGTCGAGGATGTGGCGTCGATGAACGAAGAGGCCCTCATGCGCGTGGGCATGGGTGCCCGCTCCCTCCAACAGCGCGCTCAGGCCTATCTCGACGCGCTGAAGTCGGGCGTGGGCCAGGCGTCGGAAGCCAACGCTGCCCTCAAGGTCGAGAACGCCTCCCTCGCTCAGCAGGTCAAGGACCTCAACGAACAGGTCCATCAGCTGAAGCAGCTCATGCAGACTGCCACCTCGTTGAACCTGCCGCAGATGGCCAGCACGCCCCCTCCAACCGAGCGCATCACCGCCAACGACCTTCTGGGGAACTGATGTGACCGCCAAGACGATCGTCCAGGAGTTCTGCCGTCGCCAGAAGCTTCCTGTGCCCAACACGGTGCAGGGCTCGACCGACGCCCAGGTCGTTCGCATCCTTGGCCTCCTCAACGAGATGCTCGACGACTTCGTCGTGAAGGAGCTCTGGCAGCAGAACACGGTGGAGGCCACGCACACGACGCTGGCTCTCTCTGACCAGGGCGCCATCACGACCATCGCCCCCGGCTTTGTCAACATCGTCCCCGACTCCTTCTTCAACCGCTCCGGCAACCTTCAGGTCTACTTCGGCCTCACCGCCGACGAGTGGCAGGCCCGCCAAGTCGTGGGTGGGGGCCTCGGTCCCACCTACTGGGCTCGCCTCCGCCAAGACCGCTTGCTGGTCGACCCCACCCCGCCGGCCGGCGAAACGTGGGCCTTCGAGTACCGCAGCGAGTACTTCTGCAAGAACGCCTCCAACACCCTCAAGCAGTACCTGACCGACGACTCCGACTACCTCATCGTGCCCGAGCGCCTGGGCGTCCTGTGGCTCCGGTGGCGGTGGAAGGCCGAGATCGGTCTCGACTACGCCGAGGAGAAGGACATGTACCTTGAGCAGGTCACTTCCTTCAGCCGACGCGACAACAACGGGCTGGTCGCCAACATGGGCTGCGGCGAGGACAAGCTCAAGGCGGGTATCGTGATCCCGATCGGTGACTGGCCCCTCCCATGACCCGTACCAAGCGCCCACAGCGCCAGCAGATCACCAAGCTGCTGACCCTCCCTTCTCCCTACCTCGGTCTCAACGCGAAGGACCCCGAGTCCCTCATGAAGCCGGGGTGGGCGACCGTTCTCGAGAACATCTTCCCCACCGGAATCGACGTCCAGCTCCGCAAGGGAGCTGCCAACCATGTCACAGGCTTCTCCGACACGGTGAAGACCCTCATGGACTGGACCGGCAACGCTGGCACGTCGAAGCTCTTCGCCTGCACCGATGGGGGCATCTATGATGCGACGACTGCCGGCGCCGTTGGCGCTTCCGTCTCCACCATCTCCGAGGGATGGGTCAACCATTGCCAGTTCAAGACTTCGGCCGCTTCCTATCTTGTTGTGGTCAACGGCACGAATGATCTGCGCACCTACGATGGCACGACTTGGGCGACGACTGCTACCTTCACTATCGGGGCCGGTCCCTCGACCCTCGCCACCAACACTATCATCCAGGTCACCAGCCACCAGCGACGACTGTGGCTCCTGCCCGAAAACAGCACCAACCCCTACTACCTCCCAGTGGATGTGGTGACTGGCGCTGTCAATGCCTTCCCCATCGGCGGCTACCTCACCAAAGGTGGGCATCTGGTCGCCATGCAAACCTGGACGGTCGACGGCGGAGCCGGCCCGGACGACTACATTGCCTTCGTCAGCTCGAAGGGCCAAGTGGTGGTGTACGCGGGCACCGATCCGGCCTCCGCTTCCGCTTGGCGCCTTGTCGGCGTCTATGACCTACCCGAGCCACTCGGCGACCGTTGCCTGTTGAAGTTTGGTGGCGACCTCCTGATCCTCACCCGCGGGGGCATCTTCCCCCTCACCCAGGTCCTCAAAGGCGAGCAGATCACCTCCGACCTCGCCCTGTCCGACAACATCACCCCACTTCTCTCCTCC